AAGATTACAAGTGACCTCAACGTCCCTAATGCAATAATACTCCAGAAGAGCCATGTGAGGAACATTGAAGCACTCACCTTTGTAATCCTCTCGTCGTTCCATCAGCCATTCCCATATCCTTTTGTAGTCAACCTTATTCTTCCCTAGTCTCGTTCCCCATGCGTCTAAGCTGTGCCCGTTCTCTACTGAGGGATCTAGCAGTCTTGAGGCTATCAGTGTATCGAACACTTGGTTCAAGCGAATCTTCGTATTCCAGAGCCTGTTGAGTATCGAGAAATCGAAGCTTATCCCGTTGTGGGCTACTATCAATGTAACGTCCTTTAAATACTCCACGAGGCTGTCTGCTGCTTTCCATACGTTCACTTCTCCAGTGTCAATGTCCTTAGTTACCACCATCCAAACCGTGTTGTGATCTAAGGTTGTCTCGATGTCCAATACGATACGCTTCATACTCTGCTTTCAAGTCTTCATAGTGGTGAATGAGTAACTGATACTTGTCCTGCATTTCATAGTACTTAGTCTCCAAGTCCAACATTCTACCAGCTATTGTATCTAGGTCAATCATTCTTTCCTCTATACGTTAGTTCAGGGCAATGATACAGTGTACCCTTCCAGTCAGTATGGTAGGCAGTCTTTACAGGGTCTACTTTAGTTACTAGTAATGTATTTCTCTTACGTTCCTTAGCTCTTCTCCTGTAAGCATTAGCCTTGTCTCTGTTGGCTTTAGCCCATGCTCTTTGTTTCTGCCTATTCCTCTCCTTACGGGCTTCAATAATAGCATCAGCTTCGTCTTGATTCTCAACATTCTTAACCCACTTGCTCATTTTGCAGCCTCCCACATTACATTGATGTACAGCCCCACGTTACCCAGTGCATAACCTACAAAGGCTATACCCAGACCAGTATTCCCTTTGACGATCAAGTCAATGGCTACGATAGTGTAGACAACTCCAACTACAGCAATTAACCATGCACTCATTTGTCTTGCTCCTCTTCTAGCTTATCCTTTTCTTTATCAAACTCTACATCACGTTCTTTATCACCCTTATCACGACCAAATATCATGTCCCATCGAGCCTCATACTGCTCCTGAGCTACGTCAAAAGGTCTAGGTGTACTTCCTTTGCCTGTCATAATACTTCCTCCTGAATTTCAACCATGCGTCCAGTGTCCATGTCGTACTTCAAAGTACACGCTGGCCCTGTATAACCATTGTAACGATTCTTAGCTACTGAGATCTTAGTCTGATGTCTCTCATTGTCATCCTGAGCCATTGAGTTACGCTCCAATGTAATGACTGCATCACTTAGCTGAGCAATAGCACCTGAGCCTCTAAGCTGCGACAATGAGACACTGCCTCCATCTTCGTGACCTTGGTTCCCTTGCAGTCTACGAAGGTGACTGACACAGATCAATGTGATCTCCAGCTCTTGCACCAGTGTACGAAGCTTCGTCATCATGTTATCAATAGCCTTACGCTCATCTCCATTGTCTTGACCAGATATAACAATACTGATGTGGTCAAGAAAGATAACCCTGCAATCGCAAGCTTTAGCCATGTATCGGATTCTGTTGGCAATGTTGTCAACGTCACTGCTACCGAAGTGGTCAAAGAGATAAACACGATTAGTGCCAAGTGTTGCATCGAAAGCATCTTTAAGTTCCTTCTCAGTTGTTGGGGTGTCAGGCAAGTGCAGAAGCTTGTTAGCGTGTAACGACATAATGCTTCTAGCAGTCTTACGAGTGGACTCTTCAAGGAATAATCCTCCAATGTTCCACTTGGTAGTGTTCAGTATATTGAACAATATCTCACGTAGGAATTGACTCTTACCTAATCCACTACCTGCTGTGACTGTAATTAACTCTGAAGGTCTGATACCATAGAGAAGCTTATTCAAGCCCTTCCAAGGGTACATAGCCTCAGCCTTAGCCTCAGGTTTAATGACTTCCTCCCACAGAGATGCAGCATTGATGATGCCATCTGGAATGTAAACCTCAGCTCTCCACCACTCATTGACAAACTCTTTGGTAGCACCAGCAATGAGGTAGTCACAAGCATCTTTGTAGCCACTCAAGTGCTTCACAATCTTAGCCTTATTACCAAACAATTCAGCCACTTCCTTTGCAGCCTTCTTACCCGGTTCATCAGCATCAAAGCAGATCACGATACTATCGAAGGAGTTAAGCCACTCATATTGTGCCTTGCAGTCCTTTAACGCTGCCTGTGCACCGTTCCTGACTGACACTGAAGGGTATAGGCTACCTTGCATCTGAAAAGCTGCTAGAGCATCCAGTTCTCCTTCGGTAATGGTGACTGCTTTGCCACCTGCGTGAAAGAGCTGCTGTCCGAAAAGCCTAGCATTCGTGAATGTTCCAAGAATGCTGAAAGTTTTGTCTGCCACTCGTCTAAGTTTTGCTGCGACTTGTGTTCCGGTATCGTCAGTGTAAGGATAAAAGTGCTGTCCATTTTCTTGTGTAACTCCATATTTCTCACAGGTTTGAAGGGTAATACCTCTCTCCGGTATCGATTTAATCTGACCTTTAATCTCTAGCATTGCTTGCTTTCTTCGTGGCTCTGCCACTCGTGGTGCTACTGCTTGTTGCATAACTGACAGTTCATCAGCATCCATCTCATTGTAGTAAGTGTTGCATGAAAAGCAGTATGTGTGATTGTCATCATACAACCCGTTAGCGTCTGAACTACCACACGCATCACAGGCAATATGCTTAATGAGTTTAGACTCAAGCTTAGGTTTACGTACTAGGTTTAGTTTCATTTATGTCCTTACGTAGTTCTTCAATGACCTTCAATGCTCTCACATCAAGGTAGCCATAGTAGATTTCACCTCGAAGCTGGAAGGCTGTGAAGTCCTGTAGAAGTTCAAGGCAATCAGCCTTAAGCTTATCATCTTCAGTAGTATCACCAAAGTGTGACGGGAAAGGCCAAGGTTTGTTATCGTCAATAGTCATTTACTTAGTACCAGTTTAATTAAAGTTACGATGAAGACAAATATAGCCATTACCATGCTAAAGGATCTTCATTCTCTTTGGCTATCACGTAGCCATTGTGCACTTTATGCAAGACAGCCTCAGCAACATGAGACATTACCTTACCTTGTCCATTGTTCATTATCAGTTCAGCCATACTGTCAATGACAGACCAATACCAGCACTCATACTGAACGACATCAAGATCAACATCATCATCAAACAGTTCTATAGACATAAATTATCCTTTCAAGGGTTGTTGTCTACTTTAAAGTCTTTATAAGTATATTACTTAAATAATACTTATATAGTGTATTTAACTTCTATGAATCATCCTAGATACTTTGTAGTATCTTTAAAGTTAGGGTAGCACACAAAGTACAGATTGTCAATGCTCTCCTTCAGTGTTGGTGTCGCTAACGTGACAGTCATCATCCTCAGCCTCAGCACTGTCGTCTATATCATCGGATGATATTAAGTCTTTCCTGTCCTTTGTAGGCAAGTGAGAGTCAGCCTGTACAGTTTTGAAACATTGCTGGCATAGGTCAATGAAGGCACTCGTTACAGCGTGTTTACGTGTACTTTCATAGTCCGTTAGTAGTCGATCACAACATAAGCATTTCATACATCCTCCCTGACTTCGATTAAGTCCATCATGTCAGGGTCATACCCAAGCTGCTCATAGACCATGCTTTCAGCTTCTTCTTCACTAGAAGCATACACCCACACATCCATTGTTGGGCTTACCTGATAGCAGTATTCATTTTTCATTTTCTTTGGTTCCTTTATCCAGTCTTTTAAGTCAACGTCTGAGATCATGGCTACCTACCCCTTACCTAATGTAAAATGATGGCTTTAAGAGGCCATAGATGGCTTCCAAAGGGCTTTGATTGTCATGGTCAATGGTGGCTTGTTCAAGATTCTCAGCTTTATATTTCTTTGATCCTTGCCATTCAAGATGTTCCCATTGACTGTGTGAGATAACTTGAAGCAAGTCTAAACCCTGATACATCACAGAGTCTAAGTCCCTGCAATCACCATCTTCATCAACCTGACATTGAACATCTACAATGGCGAATGAATCCTCTAATGCCCCTACAAAGTGAAAGGTTATTGTGTCGATTGTCATTGTGTTGGTTCCTTTCTTTGAACGTGTTTAGACAATAGCCAATTATCACCCAAAGCCCTTATTGATCTCACCCACTTTAGACGATAGCTTCGCCTCACGTGCTCAGGCACGTCATAAGACTTGAATAGTTCACGTGAATGTTTTAGTAATTTAGTATTCATTCTGCAGTTAAACCTTTCATAAAATCCGTTGAAAATACAATGCTGCCCTTGAACTCAGAGGGTATCAGATAACTGTCAAAGCCCTCTGAAACCATGTATTCATCGACATCATCGGGATCCATAATTAGTTTTTCATCGATGCTATGCACAATCACCATTGGTTCACTGTCGCCATACCTAGCAACATAAAAGTTCCCATGTGACATATTACCAAGCCACACCTCACAATGCTTTTTATTAGTCATTTTACTGTTTCCCTATATAGTGTGTTATCTGTCATTGTCTACTGTGATCCATGCTTGCCGTGTCACCGTATCGTACATTATTTCATCGCCAATGTTGATACGTGCACCGGATCTGCAGCATAGCCCCTTAAACCTTGCCCGCATACGTTTTATCATCGCTTGCCCCTTAAGACTTTAATAGACCGTTTATACAATTCTGAGCATGCATCGTTCACTTGATCCCGATACTTGCCTTCTGCAGCACTATTGCCAATTGATTGCATAGCCCTTGCCGCCAATGTAGCATCATCAATGATATAGCGCAATTGTTCTTTGGTTTTGCGTTTATAGTCGTTCACTGTAAGCATTTTATTCACCCTCTTTCAATTGAATGCAAATTGCATTGTAGATCGCACGTTTATCCATGTAATAGCCAAAATCATTGTCATTCACGCCAAAATTGTGCCATTGATTGAACCGTTGATTTTCCAATATATCACTTTTAAGGCTATGCCATTGGGAATAGTGCCCAATAAAACCCCTTAAATTGTAATGGGCTATAAACCCGCTTGCAAGATATAAGAATTGATAACCTTGTTTATTAAGCTTATCAGGATCTTTGCAAGCCCTTACAATATTATTGACAATGCGGGTTTTTTGTAGTGTAGTGAAACGTTTTAACATGTTATTTGATCCCTGCAATAGCCTTCAATTCAAGCTTTAAAAGCTTAGCTGTATCGCCCTTAAAGCTTGCAGCATTAGACAAAAAGTATAAGACAATAGATCTTGCATCGTCATAACCATAACGATCATTAATAGACGATAGATCCCGCATCGCTTCTAAATACGGTTTTGCCGCATAGTTCACTTTAGGCCATGCTTGATAGATATCCCGTGCAATAACGTGCAATGGGCGAACGGTTTTGCTTGCTTCAATAGTCAACATTTTAATTACCCTTAGTTTGGATTAAAAACCTACAAAATTGTAGGCCATAACGCATGTCACGCATGCGCTACAGTCTAAAATCTAGCATCATTAATGCATGGCAATGATAATCGGCACGCCCTTCAAAGCTTGCATACCGCATGCATGGCCCTTGCCCGTACATGTACCGCATGTGCCCGGACATGGAAAAGCTTTGCCCGTGAATGCTTGCCTTAAGGCTTTGACGGTTTCCGGCTTGCCGTGATCACTTGATCGAACCTTTTTACCTATACGAACGGCAATAAATTCGCCCCTAGTGATTGACAATGTCTTAATTGCCGTGATCATTGCACCGTGCGCATTGTGCCCGCCTGAAGTGTTAAGGACATAATTAGACGGCAATTCGCCCTCATAAGACATAATTTGATTGAAGCTTTTTGAATAACCGTAAACCCTTGCATTCGGCACGGTTTTAATTAGGTCAAACCAAAATTTCACGTCATTGTCGCTACTGAAATCACCGTCAACATACAATCGGACATCATACTGTAAGCCCTTAAACGATGCATCTACAATGTGCAAAGCTTTGACGATAGAATCGGGAGCATAGCGCATTAAATATGCATTCTGCGCTTGTCTCATGAACGCAGCGGGATAACGCCACGCACGGAAACTATAGCAGAATTCTAAGCATTCGCCCGCCCCCGGACATGTCACACCGGGCAAGCTTGAGAACGATACGAACGGTAACTTAGAATTACCGTTCAAAGAAAATACACTATAATTAGGATCTAAGGTTTTAAATGTATGCTCAAGCTTTGCAAAATTATCTTGCCACCCTTTACCCGTGAACATGCTTGAAGCTTGCAAGCCCTTTAATGCTTGCATGGCACTATGTTGCGTGCCGCCTTGTATAGCTATTGCAAGCCCTTGTAAAGCTTTGAATTTTTGAGCACTACTTGAAAACAATTTAATTTGCATGATATTAGATCCCTAGTTTATTTTGTGAGCACGTCAAAGTATGCAAGCGCACCGGCAGCAAGCATTAGACCGATTAGCACGGCAAAGCATACGTCAATTAATTTATCTATCATGATATAAACCCTTTGGTTTGTTGTTGCGATGGATAGAGTATCAAGCTTGAAACTTACATGAACCTTACAACTTATACTTTTATCTATAGTTATTCTCACATGTTGCGTGAGTTATTCTCATACTGTTTTACTCTTATGTCTTATATCTTATGTCTTATATAAGACTACAATAACCTTATGCTTTGAAGGGCTTTATAGTATAACCTTAGTACTTCAAAGGGTACTACATCGCCCCTCACTGTACCTCTAGTTGACTAACTAGACGTTGACTAACTAGACCTAGATCATAAGTGTACATATGAGTTTAACTCATAAGTGTACATATGAACTTTAGAGTACAGATTGTGACTGCTCAGTCTATAAAGTGACTGGGGGTATGCCTTGTCTTTGGAGTTTACTATTGCAGGAGCCTCTAAAGTTCACAAAAAAGTAAAACTAAAAAGGATTAATTAGGGACAGATGAAGTAACTATAAGTACTTGATTTGTAAAGTAAAAGTAGTGTAGACTACAAAGTATCTAAAATGTATGCAAAAGTGTATACAATGTACACCTTAGCAAGGGAACTTTTAAGTGAACATAAATGTGACTACAATCACATAGATGTAAAAATATATGTGTATAAGACAATAAAAGCTTGACAAATAGACATAAGTATGATACAATATTCTCTATAGCAAATAACTATGTTTACTAAGTAGCCTGACCCCACTACTAAGTTAAGACTAAGTAGGCTGATATGTATAGCCGAAGGCGTACACCCTAGTAGGGGAACATAGAAGTTAAATACCACTTAAATTAATTATTATAAGTAATTACTTACTAAGTAAATTAATATTATGTCTTATATAACTTAAATATAATGTCTTAGTACTCTATAGTACTATATGTAAAAGTCTCCCCTATAGAGGATAAAGACGATGGAAGTAAAGCAAGATGATAGTGTCTCAATGGTTATGTCTCCCAAACTGCGTGGTAAGGGTAGA